CAAGTAAGATCTGCACTAAGGTAGACCTTACTTGCGTGACTGCGGGCCGCAAGGCGGCCAAGGATCTCCTCTTCCGTATGCGGAGCATACGGTTGAACCTGAGGAACAGCCTTGACCACCGCGGGCCAGATGACCTGTCTTACAAGGTCACCTCTGGCAAAGCAGTGTGCCGGCGGGATGGTAATGATCCGTGCCTTCATCCCCAGTTCCGCAATAACCGACGCCTGATGTACCACACGCAAACCACTGGCTTCGCGCAGGCAAAGCGCAGTGGCCTTCACCAAGTTCCTCTGAGCAGAGGCAACTGTGGGGTAAGCATGGTACTTAAGACGTCGGGTCTTGCGACTGAGTGCGTACTCGAAGGCCCGAGCAAGAATGGATCTGTCCTGCGACAGTGTCTCAGTGCCGCCACCTCTTCTGAGACCGGAAGAGACGGCAGTCCAGGCTGGCCTGGACAAAGCACTGATGTGGCTATTATAGCCTCCATCCTTTCTTGGGCTCTCGACTACTGCGGCAGCCGAGGAAGGCACGGAAAACGAGATACATTCTTGGAACCGACCCTTCAGCAGAGTCGACACGTGCAGCTCAATCGAGTCAAGGTAGGCCTTGCTCGTCACGTGTCTGCTGGAGAGTCTCTCCACGTGCTGGCTTACAGCTTCTCTAACAACCGACTCAGGTGCGCATGGAAGTGCGCGCGCAACTCGCGAGAAAGCGAGTTTGCCCTTTACCGTGAGCCGGTTTCCAAGCCATTTGAGAAGCTTGCCTGGGAAGAACTGTCCGTCTCGGGTCCGAGGGCGTCGTTGCTCCAAAGCAGACGCACGCAACTCGCCACACAGTTCTTTTACGCTCCTGGCTGTCTCAAGCCATCCATTACGGACAACAGAAAGAGACAACCACTTGCGTATTTTCCAGGCTCCAGTACGGGTTCCAAGACCACAGGAGATCAAGCCGCACCACATTGCTTTCCACAGCTCTGTGGTGTGCCGATCAGATCGACGACTAGGGACTGCACGCGCAGACCTCCTAGAGCCCGCTACCTTGGTAGTGGGAACAGGAGCGCCGCTTGCGCTAGGACCCTTAACCGTCACAAACGGGTACGCCGGTAGGCGTTTCCGCATGATCCTGTCAAGG